GTTGCATAGGTTGTTGCATAGGTTGTTGCATAGGTTGTTGCATAGGTTGTTGCATTGGTTGTTGCATAATTATAGCTTTATCTTCTGGTTCTCTTTTATTAAAACGATTTTCTAAATTATTTATAAAATTATTTTCACCTGCTATATTTGTATTCTTAAAATTGAATTTATCTCTTACAGTTTTTACATAATCATGGTCCTTATAATGTAATATTAGTCTTTCTTCTAACCAATGTTCATATCGCATTCCTCTAAATCTCGCGGCTCCTAATATCCAGTCAAAAAAACCTCCTTTTTGATTTTTTTTAAGTGTTTTTGGTTTTTTTATTTTCCTATTTTTTTTTCTAGATTGTTTATTTCTCATATATATATATTAATTATTTTTATTTTTTAACACTGAATAGCCATATAATTAAAGATATTGTAACAATACTGGTTATAGGTGCACTAATATGTAATATATTCTTAGCTATAATAGCTTTGTGAGTATCAAATATAGCTCCTTGCCATTGCCATATATTGTGTGCTAAAAGTGGAATTAAATTACTAATAGTAATTAATATAACTACAAATAAAGCCTTATTAGTTGCTCTTGCTGCACCAAGCTGTTGTCTTAATGCTGGAATTCGTAATAATACACCAATAGATGTTAATATTAAAAATATAGCTAGTATAGGATCTGTCGCTTTTCCTTTTAATAATTGATTTTGTGTTAATTGTGGAATAAATGCACCAAGCATTATACCAATACTTAAAACAGTTAAAAATCCAGTAACTTTTTGTTCTTTTGGTAAATAATAATATAATATTAATCCAATAATTATGCTAACCGATAGACTAGCTGTTGCGATTTGAAAGAGTAATTCGAGATTAGGTTTCATTTATATAAATATATATATATAAAAATTATAAATATAAAATTGCCACGTCAGAATTTTGCGCCACGTCAGAATTTTGCGCCACGTCAGAATTTTTTGAGATTGATTACAATCTTATAATATTTAGCAAAAATTAATTAAAAAAAAATCTTTTTATATAATTATAATGCCCGTCAGCATTCCAGCATATTTAGCGCTAAGATTTGTGCGTAATGAAAATTTACGTACTAGAATAAAATTTTTACAAAATTCTTACAAACTTCAATTTACAGGATTAACTATGTTTTCTATAGCAAATTTGGATAAAGCTTCCATGGCTAAGCCAATTATATCAGTGCTAGCGTTATAGCATTTAGTTAATACGTTTATTATTAATATGATGAAAGTGAATAACTTTTAAAATATCATCTGGTAATAATAATTTATTTTCAATTAAATTATCAGCACATTCTTCAATAATTTTTTGTGATTCTAATACAGTTGTATGTGCTGTTTGATAGGCTGATTCTAATAATCTTTCAATATCACGGTCTATAAAATCTTTTGATGATTCGCTTCCATGTGCATATACTGTTTTACGTCCCATACCAAATCGTACAATCATATTTTCTGCTAGTTTATATGCTTGTTCAATATCTTTTGATGCACCACTTGTTATTGAAGTACCATAGAAAACTTCTTCGGCAATTCTACCAGATAATAATACCATTAAACGTGCTATTAATTTTTCTTTAGTATAAATACTACTATCAGTTTCTTCAGTTTCAAATATAGTATATCCTGGACTACTTGGTGACCAAAGATTCAAACATACTTTTACTAATTTTGAGTGATGTGCACTTAATAAACCAACAATAGCATGACCCATTTCATGTATGGCAATTCGTTTTATCATATCATCACTAAATGCATTTTCGGTAGGTTGATATCCTACGTAAATTCTTCCTAATATTGTTTCAATGTCTGCTTTATTCATTATTTCTCTATTATCACGTAATGCAAATAACATAGCCTCATTTAATAAATTCTCTATTTGTGCACCTGATAAACCATTTGTAATATCTACTAAATCATTTACTGTTACATTACGTGAATGAGGTTTTCCTTTAATATGAATATCTAATATTGCTTCGCGTGTTTTTGAATCTGGATTACCAATATAGATTTTTTTATCAATACGACCAGGACGTACTAAAGCATCATCCAATAAATCCATGCGATTTGTGGCACCAACAATAAAGACACCTGATGTATTTTTATATCCATCTAAGGCAACTAATAATTGATTTAATGTTTGGTCTCTCTCACCACTGCTACTACCATCATCGGATGAACGACTTCTACCAACAGCATCGATTTCGTCAATAAATATAACACATGGCAAGTTACTTTCTGCTAAATCAAATAATTCTCTAATACGGCTAGCACCAACACCAACATACTTCTCTTGAAATTGACTACCAGATACAGGAATAAATGATGAATTTACTTCTCCACTGAAAGCACGTGCTAATAATGTTTTACCATTACCAGGAGGACCTTCCAAAATAATACCTTTAGGTGTACGTACATTAAATTTTTGATATTTTTCAAAATTTTGTAACATATCTACACTTTGCATCATTTCATCTTTGACGTTTTCGTAACCACCAACATCTGCGAATGAATAAGGTGGATTTTTAATAATTTCAAAATTTTCACTACTTTCACTTTGTTGTTGTTCCATATGAGGTGGTCTTCTTACAAAAAAACGAACACCTAATGCATCTTGTAATTCTCTTCTAATAGCTTCGTCAACTTCTTCATCTGTTTCATTAATATTTAATTTAACAGGTTCTCCATGTTTATTTTGAAATGAATTTTGCATGGCATTTGGAAAATATTTTTTAAATTCATTGAATGGATGGTCATCACTTTTATTATTTTGTGTAATATCACCAATTTCTTCGCCTAAGTTATCATCGTTCATCGGTGGATAAGTAATATTTTTAAAAGCTTCTCTTGGATAACCAGGTCTTAAATGAGGACTAGTGCCATTATTGTCTGGAATAATAATCATAACACGCTTTGTTATATTTTTATTAAAATCGTCATTCATTGGATTATAAGAAGTATATACGGCATTTGTTTTAGTTAATAACTGTCGAGGATATATTATTCTAGGAAAATTTGTAATAAAACTATTACTTAATGTTAGCATACAACTTAGTACAAGAAATAATTGCATTTACAAAATATAAATACAATTATTTTTAAAATAATCCGAATTCATTTATGATAATTAATCGATATCAATTGTTTTTACAAGTCTTGCTATTTGTATTGGTGTCTTGTCGTCTTCAGGGTTCCATTCACTTAATCCATTTTTCTTTTTTTCAGTAGAAGTTCCAAATGACTTAATATACTGATGAATATTATTAAATATTAAATCGACATCATTTGCAATATCTATTTTACGTTGACTACATGTTAATTGAAAAGTATCTGAACTAGATAATTTTTCTCCTTTTGCTAAAATTAAATCAACATCTATTTGATAAATATTTGGATTATTTGTCTTGTAAACTTTTTGATCCCACAAAGATGAAAAAATAGTATATGGTTCTAAGCCTAAATAGATTTTGTTATTTTTCTCAAACATTGCATCAATAATAAATTGAATATTTTTATAAACATATTCAGGGTCTTTAGACGCCTCTTTTTTAATAGTCGTTCTTATTATATTGCTTTTTGAAAAGAAAAGTTGAAATCTATTTTGTCTTTGATAGTCATCAAAATATTTTTTCATTAAAGGATAATATTTCATAAAATATACAAATTTTTCACCAGGTGAATTTGCCAAAACCATCTTTTGATTAAAATCAATTCTTTTAAATCGGTCAATATTTGTTTTTAATTTAATAAATAGTTTTTTTGGTATTTTTTTTGGATTTGTATTTTTCTTTTGATTCTTAACTTGTAAAACATATTCTACCATAAATATTATGTATATTTTATTTATATTGATTTAACATGGCAAATTGGTTGTTTTGACATTGTATTCGTTTTTGTGTTTTCAATTTTTCAAGTGTTTGAATGGTTTTATTAATATCGTCTTCACTTATAAAATCATTATTATTTTGTAAAGATGAATTAATAGTTTTAAAGGTTTCTGGTAGTAAACAAAAATTACTATTTTCATTTAATGCAAAGTCAGCTAACAATGTAAATATTAATGTGACTATTAATGATAAATAAATATCACGGGTTCCCATCCATGCAATAGCAAATATTAATATTTGTCTTCCTAAAACCATTCTTAAATAGGATTCTTGTGTTTTGCTAAATTTTAATTCAATATAACGTGAACCAATATTTAGTATTATCATAACTATTCCTGCAAAAAATTTACTATTATTTAATGAATTAATATAATTATTTACATTTCCAAAAAATTTCTTCATGTATTAACACAACACTTTTTTATTTTTTCTTTTTTCCATTAAAATAATTTATAAACCCACTTTTTTTATTATTAAAATATTCTTTAATATCTTTATTCATATATCTACAATTACGCATGGTTTGATTATAAAATGTATTATAATAAGATGTAAAAGATTCAATATTATTTATTTTATGCGTATTCCAATATGACATATAGAATATAATAAATATTAAAAAACAAGCAAGCAATAATTTACCATTATGTTTCATATATATAAATAATAATATTATTATTTAATCATTTTGAGTTCCACTTTGTATTTTGTTGAGCTCAGGTACACATTTTAATTCTAGACCAATATCATAAAATTCACTTTTTTTTTCTTCACTTTTAAAAACTAATACATTTTTACGCAATGGATGTTTTTCAAAATAATATTCAATACATGTATCAAGATAATTTGATTCTGCAGTCAATGTATTTACAATATTTCTATAACTATCTTCAAAATCATTCTTCAATAATTCCATATTTAATATTGGATCTTCAATAAATTCTATTGACTTATTTTTTGCGATAGTATTCCATGAAGTATATCTTTTCATTATATTTTACTGTGATTTTTTTAATTATACATTTAATTCAAAATTAATAAATTAAAAATATATTATAATTATAATAATGAGTGATGATGTATTAGACAAAGATGATAAACCAGTTGATTCACAAGTGGCTTCACGTTATTTCTCTTGGGGATTTGGTGGTGTTCAACCGACCAGTACTGTTTCTAATTCTGCTAGTTCTACAACAAATGATTGGGCTGAAGGACAACAAGGTGTTTATTTTTTTAAACATGGTGGAGGTAGTAAATATGTATCCATATATAATGCAAATAAAGCAATGACACAAGGAGATTATACTCTAACACGAATGTGGAACGAATTTAGTATACATAACGATGATATATCATCAATAGTAGTATTTAATGGTGATAATGGAGAAGGATACGAAGTAATATTATATGAACATGATAATTTTCAAGGACATTTTGATAGTTTTAATTCAATTCATAGTAATATTCCTAATACAGCAATTCATCCAAATTATACACCTGACAAAGGTAATTGGAGGGATACCAATGGTGGTTCAATTGGTCGTAATACACCATATTATGGAATTCCATTGGTTGCTTTGAATGATAGAATTAGTAGTATCAAAGTAAGAGCAATTGAACCACCAATGCAAGTAGCTGTGGCAGCACCTGCACCTCCTGATAGTGCTAACGATATAATAGTTGAAGGTTCTATGCATTCAAATTTTTATACGAAAATTAATGGAATATATTATGATGTAAATAATCTCTTTTTGGATAATGCTACAAGAACATCAAGTGGTAATTTTAATACAGGAGGAGCATTTGATAATTCTGCTCCTAGAGAAACATTTAATCCTAATGCTGGTTATGGTGGTTCCAGTTTTTTTAATTGGGTAGTACCTTCTGGTGTAGCAGGTGGAGACGCAGCTAGTGGAACTAATAATTTCGTATCAAATGGTAGAGATATTGCTGGATTTCATGGCGCAAGATATCTTCAAGAAACAAATTATTCAGGTCGTGGTAATTATGGCTATCCGCAAGATGTCTTTTTCGATAGTGTTCAAGGTTATAATCTTTCTCGATGGATATTTACTCCACCTGGATGGTGTCAGACAGTGGTTGCTATTGCACTGGGTGGTGGGGGTGGTGGGGGAGGTGCGAGTTATGGAGATAATGATGGATGGGGTGGTGATGGTGGTGGTGCAGCTGGTATGGTAATTGCACAATATCATACAAATAAAATAACATCTATTAAGTATACAATAGGTGGGGGAGGTGGTGTTCAAGCTTGGGAAGATGGGTATGGTTCTCGAGGCGGACATAGTGTTGTATGGATTAATGATGTAGAAATTTGTCGGTCTTACGGTGGAGGTGGAGGGAATAATGGATGGGGAAATGCTGTCCGTAGAGGTCGCATGAAAGGAGGTGATGATGGGTGGAGAAATGATAGAGGGCAAAAAGCTGATAATGGAGGAGGGTATAGAGTATCAAACGGTGCAAAATTGATATATGGTACTAATGGAGTTAATGGTAATGGTGGTGCTGCATGTGATGATGATGATAATGAATTTGATGGTGATTGTAAAAATCGTAAGTCAGAGGGAGGAGGCTCAGTAGGAGGAATAATTGGATGGACTGGAAGTGCGGGTGGAGCTGGGGCTTGCTTTGGTGATGATGATAAATGGGATGGATATCCACCTCAAAATGGTAGTGCAGGGATTGTTAGAATTTATTATTCTGGATATTAATATTTATCAAAGGTTTGATTGTAAATTAAATGATATGCTAATACATATCTCAAAGAATTATTTCGGTAACTATATGTTGATGTTTCACATTGTTTATGTGAGATATAAGATGGAAAAATAATTACTCTTCCACATTTTAATTCAACATGAAATACATCTGACTCATCAAAATCATTTGGTAAAAAACATGTTGTTGCATCATAATCAATATTCCAGTTATCATTTAAATAAATTAATATAGTTGGTGCTGTATTTAATTTATTTTTTTCATGCTTCGATTTACCATCTTTATGGTATAACCCAGTTCGTCCTAATAAATGCGTGTTTATATATAATCTATCAATGCAAATATATTCTTTATTTTTAATAGGTAACTTTGGTAGCAATTCATCAAAAAAGAAATTATTAAAATATTCATTATTTATACCATTTATTCTTGAAAAATACATAGTAAATGTTGGCCATCTTTTGTTTAAGTAATTATCATTCTTTAATTCATCAAGATAACTATTAATTCTCTTTGCATTAATAGACCCGTGTTTACAATATAATGCACTATTTTTGCAAAATTCATGAATTTCTTTTATTTTTTTTTCACATATTAAATTATCAAAAATTTTAATTTCATTTTTATCGTATTTACCTGCTTTAGTAAAATCTTCACTATTTTTATCATCTTTATTTTTTTTATTTGAGTTATTATTTAAATACCATAATGGAAAATTATTTTTTTTAAATTCGTTTAAATCATACTGAGTATCTAGGATATTTTTATTTTTTTGATATTTTTCAGGTTTCTCCATAAATTATATACATAAAGGTTTTTTAAATATAAATTAAATGATATTCTAAAACTTTCGAAAATACATTTTCTAATAATCCATAACCAGATATTTCACAGAATTTATGATTCAAATTTGGTGGAAACATAACTATTTTTCCTAGTTCATGTTCAATATGTATTGTATTTGTATAATTTTTTATATTGGGTAATAACAATAAACTACCATCATAATAACATTTCCAGTTATCATTTAAAAAAATATAAATAGATGGACCTATTTTTTCACTTGATCTATCATCTTTGTGTAGAAAATCTGAAAGTCCATGTAATCTTCCTGACATAAATATTCTGTCTATTGTAATTTTTTCTTTATTTTCAATATTTAAATTTGGTAACAATATTTCATAGAATAAATGTTTAAAATAAATATTGTGGTATAAATCTACACTGAATTTTTTTATTTCTTCATATTTGATATTTTCATATTGATAATATTGTAATTCATTTGTAGAGACTTTATAATTATATTTCCAAAGAGCGTTTTTAGAAAATTCAGAAATTATTTCTAATATTTTGCTTGGAATTATATTTTTACAAATTTGTATGTCTTCTTTTTTGAAATCTTTATTTTCTGAGTAGTAAGAATTCCAAAAATCTTGAATTTGTGAATTATTTTCTATTCTTTGTAAATATTCGTTGTTTTCCTTGGTCCAGTCTTGATAATTCATTGGGTCATTTAATAATATGTTCATTAAATAATATAATTTAAACTATTTATATTATTTAAATCAAAAGAAAGATATTTCTAATAAATAAATAGGCTCTTTTTCTATTTCAATGTAAAACTGATAAAGAAAATTATTTGGTACCAGTATAGCTTTATTTAATTCTAAATCAATTATTTTATTTTTATTGTGAAAGATAATTTTTCCCTTTGAATTGTTAATGACGATAAGAAGAGTATATTTACTATCTGTGTTTTTATAAATTTCTTTATTTTGAATTACTGGTGAAAAGTAAGTTAACGGATACGATTTTTTAATTAATGTAATTTTGTAAGTTAATACATTGTATGTATTTATATTGTATTTATTTAATGTTTCAATTATTTTATTTTTTTTCTCATTTTGTAACATAGAATTAACATAATTCAATGTCAAAAGATTAACAATAGAATCAATTGAATATTTTTCATAGTTATTATTTTCTTCTAACACTTTTATTTTATCCTTTTGAATTAATGTTTCTTTATTTTCTAATATATTAAATTCATTATAAATATAATCACATTTTTCTGTTGAATTTAAAAAATTAGAAAATTCGTAGATATGTAAGTTATCATAACTATTATTTTCAAAGTAATAATTATCATTAATTAACTCATTTGTTATATATCCAATAATTTTAAGTTGTTCTCCATTTAATATTTCTCTGAAATATAATTTTTCTTTATTTGTAAATAATAAAATTTCGTCATCCTCTAATGAAATAAGATTATCATTAATACATAGTTCGCCACCATTATAATATGATGACTCATTTAGATAAAACATAAATCCATAAGAGTATTTCATATTTTTAGGTATTTCATATAATTTATTATGTTTATAACTATTTTCTACAAAAAAAATGCAATTAATATGTAAATTATTTATATTTTCGTTATATTTAGTTTGTATTTTAGTAAATATTTTCTTTTCTGTGAATTCAAATAGTTTATTACTAATATCTGGTATAAAATTTACTGGAATATGCGATGAAGGTATTATTGAGTTATTTGTTTTATTTGGTAAATTAAAATCTACTAAAAATTTATTTCTGTCTTGAATAATTTTATGACAATAATGATTATTTATATCTAATTCTTCTTTTTTTAATATTTCCATTATTATTATATTTATAAGTTCTTTATTATTTTTTTTTGTATGATTAATATAAAAAAGATGAATAACATTTTTTTAATGCTTTGTTTAATAGCAGTTACCAATTCATTTATTCCTTCTATGAAAATGAGAAAAAATATAACTTTAAAGTGTAAAAAAGATGATTTATTTGATAAATTTGAAAAATATTCAAAAGAAAAAAATCATGAACAACAAGACGAATATTTATTTAAAATATATAAGTTTTTAACAATTAAACAAGATTTTGATAATTATCAAAAATCGTTATTAGAAGAAGATAAAGAAAATCAAGATAAATATATGTTGCAAATTCATAAATATATACATAGAATTATGATTGAACAGTACCAGAATAAAGATTAAAAAATAGTTAAAAATAAAAATATAAATTGGTATATATATATGGCTTTAAAAAGAATACAAAGAGAATTAATAGAACTCGAAGAAGATTCCCCAACTAACTGTAGTGCTGGTCCAGCAAATGATGATTTATTTCATTGGCAGGCAACAATTATGGGTCCAGATGATTCTCCTTATGCTGGTGGTTTATTTTTTTTAGATATTCATTTTCCTGCTGATTATCCATTTAAGCCACCAAAAGTTACATTTAATACAAGAATTTATCACTGTAATATTAATAGTAATGGTGGAATATGTCTTGATATTTTAAAAGACCAATGGTCACCAGCATTAACAATTACAAAAGTATTATTATCAATATGTAGTTTATTAACAGATGCAAATCCAGATGATCCATTAGTTCCTGAAATTGCTGATTTATTGAAAACAAATAAATCAGTCCATGATGCAAATGCCCGAGAATATACATCTAAATATGCATTTTAAGGAGAAATTTTATAGAAAGAATTTTCTACTTGTGATTCATATCGATTTTTTTTTGTTATCATTTGATTCATATATCTACTATAATTAAATGGTCCGTCAACAGTATTATTTGTATTGTATTGATTTATAATTTGATTTATTGCATAACCAATATATTTTTCTATGTGTTTAGTTATTACTTCTTTACCTAATTGATATTGTACATTGTATTCTGCCAAATTATGTTTTTTTCTAAATTCAGTAGTAAATGTTTGAAAATAATTATTGTCTGTAAAATCTTTAATATAATCGTCAATTGCTTTATTTGTAAATAAATCTTTGTATTCCATATTAATTCCATTATAAGTTGGATAATTAAATTTTGTACGTTGTTCATGTGGCATTTCTTCCATCATAGGTGTGTATATGACATCCCAAATAAACTTGTGAAATATAAGACCAGCAATATTTAATGAGATATAATCTGTTACATAACCATTTAATTGTAATACTTTTATATTATTTTTTTTAACATGCTCTATTATATATTTGGCTATAATACGTCTTGTATCATCACTTAATTTTATATACAATGTATCAAATATACTTTCACCCCATGATATTTTACGTATCATAGACTTTAAATCATTAGAAATTTTATCGGCCATTTCTAAGCCATGTAAACTTTTATTAAAACATAATGCACAACAAATGCCTCCCATATTGGTAATTTAAATATCCAAAATAAGATATAGATTTCAATTTTTTAATTTTAACATTTCGTCTAATGTTAAAGGACATTTTAAAAAAGTATATGTAACTCCTATTAAAGCTCCTGTAAACATACCAGTGTTAAATATTGAATTAGAGTGAGACATAAACACATTATTCTTCATTTTACTTTCATCATAAATATCTTTGAAACATTTATATAATACACCTCCATTAAGACTAATTACTGATATTAATAACGTATTATTTATTATTTCGTTAAACATATTATAATTTTTAATAATAATATGTTTTTAAATATAAATTATTTTAATTAAAAAAAATTGATTTTCACATAATTCTATCTATGCATAAATATAGAATAATGTCGGAACTTTCTCAATCACTATCTCAAGAATACTTTGCAGTATATTCACAAAAACAATTTGATCATATACAAGAAATAAAAGTAAATAATAATGAAATACAAAACAATTTTCCATACATTTATTACAAGACATATGATAATAAATTGGTACAAATAACTGAAATATTCCGTAATAAATCACTACGTTCAAAATTTGATGACGCAATTTATTTGGGAAAAGTAAAACATTTTCATTCTGCTCTAGTAGAACCAATTTATGAATTTCCTTTGCAAAAAATAAAATATGAACAATCAATACCTTAGTCACTATAGTTAATTAAAAATATAAATGGATTAATTCATAGCATAATTGTGGAGATAAAATTTTCATATAATACATATTAGCAAATTTTTCGTTAGGTACATCCGAAGAACTAATTAATACAGGACTTTTTACATATAATGTATTTATAGTTTCATTAAAGTTAATTTTAATTTTACTTGTTATCCAATTTACTCCAATTAAAATACCATTATCAAATATTATATCTTTTTCAAATATAATATTAGGCCCTTTTTTAATTTCACTAGTTGTTTTTTCATTATTTAGTACTTTATAAAATATTTCTTTATTAAATTCACTTGCTTCTTTTAATTTTATATTACGATTGTTAAAATGACTTGGATTTTTTAATTTTAACCATATGTAATTAGAATAATATTCACTAGATAATTTTCTTTCATTTATATGAGAACATATATTTATTACAGTATTGTTTACTTTTGGCTTTGATTTTATAAAATCCGCATTATTTTTATAATAATTATTTATTACTTCTAAATATTCAAGATTTAATGATTGTAATACATCAAATTGTATTAGCCGTGTTATTCCATCCAAATCACTTGAAGTCTCATTATAATTAACTAATAAATTTTCAGTATTTTTGATTTTGCTTAGTAAAATATCACTTTTATAATTTTTTAATGTACAACACTTAATAAATTCACATATAGTTACACTTAATGACTCGTGTGCATGTTTTATTTCAATGGGCGAATTTATATCCTTTTTATTTAATAAAGGTGCATATGTACTTTTAATATTATCACACATCTGTAAATGATTTACATTTTTTTCAATTATAACTGGTTTTAATATTGTATTATTTGTTGCACGTATATCATTCAATTCATCTAATGCCAGTAAAAACTTTGTATATCCATCTTTCTGACCCAATAAAGTTAATGTCGGAATAGGATAATTATTTAAACTTATTTTATTCCATGGTAATACTCCATCAGAATTTAAAACATTTCCCATTTGAATAAATCCATTACCATATTTTTTAGCAACATCATTTAAAAAATAACTACCTGCAGAATGTCCAATAAAAAATATGTTTGTTATATTTTTTTCATTTAACGTTTTTATAGCTTTTTTTGTTAAGTATTCTGTTTGCAAATTTCCAAGTATAGGAATATTATAAAAATAATCTTGAATTAATATTTCGCTGTTTATATTTGATTTATCAAGTTCATTATGTAATATATTACATATATCTTCGTAACAAGATGATTTTTTTCCAAATCCTGGAAAAAAAATAATTCCAACTTTCTTTTTTGGATAAATCATCTTGCGTTTAAATAATAATCTTGAAAATAATAATCCATTCGATATGTGTAAAAAAATAAAAAATATTAATTTTAACATTTAATAAATAGACTTTTATTTTTAAATATTTTTTTATATTAAGAAATACTATATATAATGCCAAGTAAAGATAAGTGTAAAAGATGTGACGGCTCAGGTTTAACAAAGAGAAAACCTTTAAAATGCAGTTGTAAATCTATTTGCACAAAATGTGAAAATAATGAAGGATTTATAATACATCCCAGTGAAATATGTGATTATTGTTGTGGTACAGGTTGTTTAAAACAAGCAAAATTGGTATTATGTATATAAATATGAATCGATTGATAATGAATGGCAATAATGTAATTTTAATATTATTTAAAAATATTTTTCTTAATAATATATGCATATAATCTGGCAAAATTTAAATTTTCACGTAGGTGAAAGTAAAGAAACAAAAACTATTTTGAATAATTTATCTGGATACTCACAATTAAATGAAATGGTAGCTATTATGGGTCCAAGTGGTGCGGGAAAATCATCCTTATTAAATATATTGTCAGGTTTTAATAAAAAGTATGATGGTTCAGTTACATATAATAATAATGAAAATTTAAAGCTTTTTAAAAATCAAGTTGGATATGTTCATCAAACAGATTTATTTAAAGAAAATTTAACAGTATATGAACATTTGTATTATATATCCAAATTAAAAAATATAGACGTAAAAAATATTGATAAAATTATGAATGAATTGAATCTAACAAATTCAAAAGACAATTTTATAAAAAATTTGAGTGGAGGCGAGAAGAAACGATTATCTATTGCATCTGAATTAATACATAATCCAAAAATATTGTTTTTAGATGAACCAACTTCTGGACTAGATTCTTTTATGGCTAAAAATGTTATTAATAGTTTGAAAACATTAAAAAAGAATATGTTAATTATTTTGACTATTCATCAACCATCTATTTATATTTATTATTCATTTGACAAAATATATTTGTTAAAAAATGGTAACTTACTATATTTCGATACACCAAAAAATAGTTACAATTATTTTGAAATAATGGGATTTTCGTGTCCAGAAAATGAAAATATTGCAGAATATATTTTGGAAATTGTTAATAATAATGACATTATAAATTATAATAGTAATCAAATTGTTGAATTTAATAAAGAAGAAGATAATTTAAATAATGAAAATGAATTTGATATAAATAAATGTTTTGATTTTAACACTATATATTTATTGTTTTCAAGAAATAATACACAATTTTATAGAGATAGTTTTTTATTTAAATCACAAATTTTTAAAAATATCTTTATGATTGTTGTTATTGGTTTTTTATATTTTCAATTAGATAATAATGAAAATAGCATACAAAGTATTAGCGGTGTTATATACTTTATTTTAATTAATCAATGCTTTAATACTATATTTCCAACAATTAAAGCATTTAGCGATGATATTCAATTATTTAAAAGAGAAAATAATGTTTTGTATAATCTTTTTGAATATTACTTTTCAAAAGTAAATGGAGATATAATTTTTCAAATAGGTACTCCAATATTCTTATATGCTCCAATTTATTATATGGTAGGACTTAGAAGTAATATAGTTTCTTTTAGTCTATCAACTACTGTTTTAGTATTATCTTGTTTATCTGCAACATCTCTTGGTTATTTATTTGGTGCTATTGTAGATAATATTGATGTAGGATTAACATTAATGAATGTGGTTATTCTTCCATTAATGATTGGAGGTGGATTTTTTATTAATGTAGATTCTATTCCAATATATTTCATTTGGTTAAAATATGTCTCTTTTTTTAAATATGCGTTTGAAAATATGATGATAATTGAATGGAAAGATAAAAATATAAATTGTGATAATAGTTGTTATTTATCTAATGGAAATGAAGTATTAGAATTTTACAATATTGATGAAAGATATTTTGAATTTAATTTTTTTATTCTATTATTTTACAGTATTCTTTTTAGAACTTTAACTTATTTTGTATTAAAATATAAAGTTAGTAAATTATATCAATAGTAAAAATAATTCTGACGTGGCACAGTAACAATTTTATAATTAAGTTGAATAAATTATATAAAGATTTTTTTTAATATATTTATAATATTATATGTTAAAAAAAGATGCGGTATGTGGAGATAGTGTATGTAGATGTGAGAGTAAAAGTATCTTAAAAATAGAAAGTAATGATAGTATTTCGTCTTCAATTAGTTCTATATCATTTCATTCGTTTGATAGTAGGTCTAATTCAGTAGATAGTAAAAGTACATTTGTTGATTTTAAAACAGGAAATAGTATTGATAATCTGTATAACGAAGAAGTTCATGAAGATTATAAAGAATTTATTAAGCCAAAAAATAATTATTTAATAATAAAACAAAAAATACCATTAAGAAAAAAACGAAGATCACGCGAATCGTCAAATATATTAAGTAAATCACCACAGTTATCAGATGCGCTAAGAATAGTTGAAAATACAATAAAAATAAAAAAGGATTTATACGATGACTATTTCATTGGAGATTATACAGAACGAATTGGTGAATAATTACCATAAATATACATGACTAAGAATTTTGGCATTGTAATAATAGTTATTATTTTTTTTTTCTTTTGCTATTGCTTTTGTTCTATTTGAAAGTCCTGAATGACGTTTAAAATAATTTTGCATTCTTTTACGTGTGTTATGGTTTTTATATGCATATAATTTTAGAGGTGTTCTATCTTTAAATTGTGGATAATCAGTATGACCAAAATGAATTTTTCTTATTTTTTTGGTTTTTCTATTTTTTACAAATGCAGTATATTTTTTTTTGTTAGGTCCACGTGTAAATCTTATTATTGTTTCTTTCATATAATATAGATTTATTTTATTTTATTTTATTATTTTATTAAAATAAAGTAATGATACTGAAAACGTTATTTATTTTGGGGGATATAGGATTTTTGAATCGTAATTTATTAAATACTGTGAATCATATTGGAAGTCAAATGACAATGAATGATAAAATTGTCATTATGGGGGATAACTTCTATCCAATTGGTGTTAAAAATATAAATGATAATCAATGGGATAATTATGATTCTATTTTTAAAAATATAAATAAAAATAATATTTATTCAATACTTGGAAATCATGATTATTTGCAAAATCCTGCTTCACAAATAAATAATAATAAATGGATTATGGATGATTTTTATTATAAAAAAGAGTTTGATAATATTGATTTGTATTTTTTAGATACTTCTCAGTTTAATATTCATACATGGGTTCCGAAGGATAAAACAGAAAAAGTTCATAATTTAAAAATTGAACAACTAATAAAAAATCAAATTGATTGGTTGGATAGAGAGATGTCTAAAAATAGAGAGAAAAAGAAATTAGTATTTGGACATTATCCAATTGTAACCAATGGAGTTTATAAATATAGTGTAAAAGATATGGAAAAATATTTTTATGATATCTTTAAAAAACATAATGTAAATGTTTATATTAGTGGTCATGAACATAATATTCAATATTTACGTAGGCTTTTTAATACCAATAAAAATCAGTTTAATATATTAGAGAAAATTTTTAATTTTTCCAAGTTTCAGTTATACAAAAATAATAGTATTGAAAATAAATATGACATTCTTCATCAAATAATAGTTGGTAGTTCATCAGAATTTAGAAAAGAAGAAAATTATTTAAACAATTATGATATGTTTGATGATAATGACATATTTTATGGAAAAATTGTTGTAATGAGCAATTATTTAATTCTTCAATATTTTAATATACATAATCAATTAAAATATGAATATAGAATTGATTATTAAATTGTTTGTTTGTATTCATCTAATTTATGAAAATTCATATATTTGAAAATTTCATCTTTTTTATTATCAATATTATTATAGTATTTTAAATATGTCTCTCTTGATGGTATTTTTCCTTCAATCGCAGTAATTGCTGAAAGTTCAGCAGAAGCTAAATATACATTGGCACCTTTACCTAATCTATTTGGAAAATTTCTTGTTGATGTGGAGAGAACTGTAGAATTATCAGCAACGCGTGCTTGATTTCCCATACATAATGAACAACCAGGCATTTCAGTCCGTGCTCCAACTTTACTATATATAGAATAAAATCCTTCTTCCATTAATTTTTTTTCATCCATTTTTGTTGGAGGAGCTATCCATAATTTAGTATTTAATTGACCATCATAGTTTTCCAATAATTTTCCAGTTGCTCTAAAATGTCCAATATTTGTCATACATGAACCAATAAAAACCTCATCAACTTTGTCTCCTACAACATCACTTAATAATACAGCATCATCTGGGTCATTTGGTGCACATAAAATAGGTTCATTTATTTCGTTCATATCAATTTCTAGGGTATATGCATAATTGCAATTAGAATCTGCTTCCATCAATATTGGGTTGTCAAGCCAATTTTGCATATTATTTATTCTTCTTTCAATTGTATTTTTATCACCATAATTTTCTTTAATCATCCATTGTAATAAAGATATATTTGATTCCAAATACTCTATTATTGGTTCTTTATTTAATTTAATGGTACACCCTGCAGCAGAACGTTCTGCACTTGCATCGCTTAATTCAAATGCTTGTTCACATGTTAATTCCGGTAACCCCTCTATTTCTAATATTCTTCCACTAAATATGTTAATTTTATTACGTTTTTCTATTGTTAAAAATCCTTCTTTTTTGGCATAATATGGAATAGCGTGTACTAAATCACGTAATGTAATACCAGGTTGCATTTTTCCTTTAAAACGAACAAGCACAGATTCAGGCATATCTAATGGCATAACTCCTGTTGCAGCAGCAAATGCAACAAGGCCTGAGCCTGCGGGAAATGATATACCAATAGGAAATCGTGTATGTGAATCGCCTCCTGTTCCTACCGTGTCTGGTAATAACATTCTATTTAACCAACTATGAATTATACCATCACCAGGTTTCAAAGATATACCTCCTCTATTTTTAATAAAATCAGGTAATGAATAATGTGTTTGTACATCAACTGGTTTCGGATATGCAGAAGTATGGCAAAATGATTGCATAACTAAATCTGCTGAAAAACCAAGACATGCTAAATCCTTTAATTCATCTCTAGTCATTGGTCCTGTTGTATCTTGTGAACCTACACTTGTTACTTTTGGTTCACAATAATTATTTGGCAATATACCATCAACACCACACGCTTTTCCTACCATTTTTTGTGCTAATGTAAATCCTGATTTTTTAGATATTATATTTGTTTTATTTTGAATAAATATTGTATCATTTATTTTATTTAATGATTCTTGTGCTTTTCTTGTTAAACTTTTTCCAATAATTAAATTTATCCTTCCTCCTGCACGTACACTATCTAATAATGTCTCATTTTTTAATTCCCAGTTACATATTACTTCTTTGTTTTTTTTTGTTTTTCCTTCGTATGGAAATATTTCAATTATATCACCCATATGTATATTTTCTACTGGCATTTCAATTGGTAATGCACCACTATCTTCCATTGTATTAAAAAAAATAGGAGCTATTTTGTTACCTATACAAACACCTCCAGTTCTTTTATTTGGAACATAGGGAATATCATTTCCAAAAAACCATAATATGCTATTTGTTGCACTTTTTCTACTTGAACCAGTACCTACTACATCACCTACAAAAGCCACGGGTAAATTTCTATTCTTTATTTCATTTATTTTTTTTAATGGACCTGTTTCATATTCTACATCTGGAACTATGTTTTCCCTAGGTATTTTTAACATAGCTAATGCATGAAGAGGAATATCTGGTCTACTCCATGCATCTTGTGCTGGTGATAAATCATCAGTATTGATTTCTCCTGGTACTTTAAATGCAGTTAGTGATATTTTTTCTGCAACTGGTTCTTTATTTAGAAACCATTCTGCATTAGCCCATGATTGTATTAATTGTGTTGCATAAATATTTCCATTTTTAGATAATTTTTCTACTTCATAAAAGTAATCAAATATTAATATTGTATTTGATAATTCTTTTACTGCAAATTTTGCTAATTCTTCATTTTCTAATAATTTAATTAAGGCTTCAACATTGTATCCGCCCTGCATAGTTCCTAATAATTGAACCGAATTTACTTTTGATAAAAATGGACTATTCTCTTTATTTGTAGCAATATTATACAAAAAATTTGCTTTTAAATAACTTGTTTCATCAACTCCTGGTAAAATATTATTTGTAAATTGATTATAATAAAATGGAACTTTTTCATTTTCTTTTGGATTTTTTAGTATATCTATCAATTGTATTACCTGTTCTTTATCTAAAATTTCTTGAGGTATACTGATTTTTTTTCTTTCTTTAATATTTTGTTCTATTGTTTGTTTTAAAGTAGAAAATGTTCTATTCAGAATGTTTCTATTTGTTCTTAATCTATGAAGCATTAATATATATATTATAAAAATTGAATTTTAAATAAATTACGTAATACAATTATAATAATGTTAAAAATCTATTTTGTTAAAGATGATAATAATTATAAACGAAAAAAGACAATAAATAGTCCTTATATAATTTCTGAATTTATAGACGAAGAAATTAATTCAAATGAAGATACATTTTTACATATACTTACTGTTTCAGTATATTTGATGTTATTTTATGCAATTTTGTATCATTTGGCAAACACATTTCTATTTTAAAATACGTTTTAAAAGTGAATACATTGGAATAATCGTTAATGTCCAAATAATATAATGTGGGTAATTTTGAATAATATTATTTATAAATGGAATCGTATTATATTCTCCAATTGGACATTTATTATCAATAATCCAATATAAAATCATCATTATAAATAAAGACAAAAATAAGCTAAGTAAATATATATTTTTTGCAAAAAATGATAATATATAAATATACATTACAAATATCACATGCATTGCATCAATTAAATATCTATCATTTTTTTGTAATGCATATAAAAAAATAATGTGAACAATAAATACAAAATATATAATACTTAATTCAAATTTATTTAACTTTTGTGTAAATAAAATAAACACTAATGAAACATCTATAAGTAAAGTTATTATACTCATTTCTAAATTTTTTGTCATTAAAATAAGAAGATATTTATTTTTTATTTTTACAATAAATCCATTGCATGCTTATTATATATTTTATTTTTTCTTTCCAATTATTTTTTTTCACTTTAGTTATTTCAACTGCACAAGCAATATCACAAATAGTTTTATTATTAATTATACAATTACAACATATAAGTTGATTGTTATGTATTTTTTTTCCATGTTTTAAACATACATATGATTTACAAAAATTACATTGATAAAAACTATTTAACAAACAAGTATTTACACTACATTTAAGAATAAAAACATCATTAATTCCATATTCTGGCACTATTGTATTTATTCGAATACTTTTTCGCCGAGACATTCATTTGTATAATTACATAATTATATAAATAAATTTTCAATTTTTAATATAATGAAGTAAATCCTTCCTGTGATGTATTGGTACCACTTGGTTCTGTAGATGTTGTAGATGCACTTGAATATTGTTGATTTGATCTATCACTTAATCCTGTGCGCATTTCATCTGAAATACCAACTCTTGATTGAGGAAAACTAGTTGTTGTTTGTGTAATTACATTTCCAGCATTAGTTCCTGTAATTGGTAAATTATTAGAAGCTATTTGATAATTTTCACTATTTACTACATTTTTAGGTTGTTCTGCAAATGGATAAAGTAATTCACCATTTGAACCAGTTACACCACATTGCATTAATGCATCTTTTAATGGAACATCAGGATAATCAACTATACATTGATTTATAACTGATTTTGCTGCATCAGTACGTCCTGTAGCTCTTAGTTGTTTAATTTTGGTTACAAGATTTTTTACTAGTACTTTTTCTTGGTCTTTTTGGTTTTGTAAAATTGTATTTGCTAATTTATTTTCAGATATAGGTGTTGTTGTGGTTTGCGATGTAGTTGTGGTTGCTAAATTAGTTGTAGCTGAATTAGTTGTTGCTGAACTGGTTGTATTTCCTTGTGATGATTGTAATTGATTCACTTTATTTTGAAGTTCTTCAGGAGAAGCTTCATTTACAACGGACGAATTTCCAGTGTATCCTTCAATAGTTTGTTGGTTATATAAAATTACACAAATTAAACCAACAAATGCTACCATTGGATATTTTACACTCATTATAATTAATGGAATATAAACAAGATTTCCTAAAGTGTTGTCTTGTACATTTGTAGCTAAATGTAAATAATAAATTATTACGATGCTAAATAGAACTGTAAATTCAATCAAGTATTTCATATATATATAAGAAACACTTTTTTTTATTAATTTATAATTATTGTAAAAATAATTTAATATCTTTTCTTAAAATACTATAAGAATGTCTCTAGCAATATATGCCGCTCCATTTGAAAATAATAACAATCGAAATAATTATAAATTAATCGACAACGAAGACGAGGATATTATTAATAAAAAAAAGACTGCTAAAAATAAAACTCAAAAGAAAAGAAACTTAAATGAAGAAATAAATCCGAATGTATTAAGTACTATTCAAGAGATTCATAATTCTATTTCAGTAGATGAAGAAGAAAACAATATGTCTAATTTTGTTCCTCCTCCTAAAGCCGTATCCGCTGGAAGTGAGCGTATTGATATACGAGAAGAAATGAATAGTGAAGAAATAAAAGAAGAAGAACAATATTCTACTCCATATATAAAACAATATTATAATCAATATACTCCAAATAAAGTAGTTTCAAGAGAAACAATAGATGATAGAGCTTATCCATCTTCTTTAGGAGCAAATTTATCTGCTATGAATAATTCATCAAATAGCGATGTTTTAGAAAAAATGAATTATATGATTCATTTACTAGAGGATCAACAACAAAAAAAGACAGAATATGTAACAGAAGAAATAATTTTATATTCATTTTTAGGAATTTTTACAATATTTGTAGTCGATTCATTTGCTAAAGTAGGTAAATATGTACGATAAGTATTTAGGAAAAATAAATGATTTTAGTGAATAATGGCAACATCATTTGGAAAATAAGGTTTATTAATATAATTGTAAAAGTAATATGCAGTTGGAAATGTTTTAAATGGAATATAATTCTTACTATTAATCATATTCATAATATAGTTATTATGTGATATGTTTTCAATTGACAAATATTTAAATGTTTCTTTTTTGTAACACATAAATAATGCCTTTTCAAATCCATAAAGAAAATCATTAATAGTATTTTTTTTCATTAATGTAAAAAATAAATCAAACACTTTATAATCATGAAATGTAGTTGTTGAATTACGAAATAAATAAACACCTACTATATTATTATTATTTCTTGCTATATACCCATAAATATTTTTTGTTTTTAATAAATGTAATAAACATTCTGGATTACATGTAATATAACATTTGAAAGGATGATTATTATCTATAAATTCATAAAATAATTGTAGTGTTGAATCATTTAATTCTAGCACATTAAATGTTGGATGTGTTGATGTAGGAAGATTCCATTCTGTAATATCGTATGATTTTGTTAAATATAATGTTAATGGAACAATATTATTTAGATGATAATCTTTTTTAAATAAAAATATTTTCACATTTTTGTTAATACGTGTGGTATTATATACATGTGTTTGTATTACTTGAGGAGCGATATTTTGTTTTCTATTTTTACTATCAACACATAAATAGTCAACATAATGGCCAACAAAGGGTTCTTTGTTCTTCAAAAATACATTTAATCCTCTTGATGTCATACCACCTATCATTTTTTTATTGTTTACAATTTCTTTTTTTTCATTTATAAGTTTTTCATCTTGAAAAAAAAATGTAAAATAAGATGGTGCATTATTACATTTAAAATAGTCTAAAATATTATCATCGCTAGGATTGAAAGAAACTTCTTTGTAATTTAAGAAATCTTTTTTTATTAAATGTAAATAATTTTGTAAATGTATTTTATCTATACTTTCAAAGTTATTTGTAATTATTTGTTTTAAATTGACATACCTATTTTTTTCTGGGGGTTCTTTGTTTAAGATTCCAATGGGATATATCCAGTACCACCATTGATAATACTGAAAAACTGGTTGCATTGACCAAAATTTATTTTTCAATTTTACATATGCAAACCATATTATATGTAAAAAAATGATAAAAAATATGATATATAGTATAGTTTTTAGCATATATCATATGTTGATGTAAATTATAATTTTTCTAAACTTATTCTTTTTGTAAATAATAAAAATATTGATATTCATATTGTATATTTACCAAGTCACTTTTATGAATTACACTGAATCCAGATTGTCTTGCTATATCTAATATTTCTTTTTGTGTTTGTAAATATAGTTTATGACGATTTTTTCTTATATTACTTGTTAAGTCATCTTTTAAAGTTTCTTCAAAGTAAGCAGTATTTTTGTTGGCATCTACATGGAATTTGGAATTATATTCAAAATCTTTAAATTTAATTACTGATGTAGTAATTCGGTCTTTTGCATATTTTTGAGGTGATATCATATATAAAGGATTACTAGCTGGTAATATTGGATCAAACATATCACGATTAACTAAATGTAATACCAATATACCATCTTTTTGTAACCAGTCATAAGCATTTAGGAAAAATTGTCTCTTATCTTCAATGTAATAAATTGTGAAATATAAACATAAAATATGAGTAAATTCTTCATTTTCATATAACATTGGATTAGTTAAGTCACCCTGTTTAATTTCAATATTTTTATTGTTTTCTCTTGCTTTTATTACCATGTCTTTAGAATAATCAACACCACAAGTTAAATGTTTTTTATCTGATAATCGTTTTATATGTTGACCGGTTCCACATCCTGCATCAAGTATATTACTATATGCATTGAATTTAACAATTGGTTGCATGACATCATAATCCATTCCTGCACGTGTTTTACTATAAAATAAGTCATCATAAATATCACAATAAAAAGAATCAAATATTTTATCATTGTCTCTATAATAAATAAATTTTTCTGGTTGTGTGAAACCTTCTTTAATATTTTTATTTTTTAATTGTTGTCTGATTAAAATGAAAATTAATATTATTATTATAAATGTCCACCAAGAAAAAAAGATGGAATCATCTAAATCTGCATATAAATCAATAATTTTTTCAAATAACATCCTTAATATGTAATGATGTTATTTTTTTTCTCTGAATTAATTTTATGAGCGAAATTAATGATATTCGAACTATGCAGGATTTTCGCATATCATCATTTTCAAAATATAAAAAAACAGAAGTATCAAAAGCTTTTTTACAAAGTCTTATTGATATAAAAAAAGAAAATGCTTGTTATTGGTGCGCAGAGATGGTATGCTCAGGTATGTTTTTAGAATTATGGAATGTAATTATTAATTTTATGTCTAAATATATTTATATTGGAAATCCTCAATTGCCAAAATATATTTCAAAGCGAATAGAAGATTTTAAAAAAATTGTAAATAATGGATATGTTGGTTATGAATTACAATTACGAAATAAAACTGAAATCCGAAAATTATTTGTTGAAATAATTGGAATTATATTAAGTTCTAAAAGAAAAAATCCATTGTCTCCTATTAAATTAAGTGAAGCTGATTTTACAATAGTGGTTATGTCACAAAAATTTAATGCAAAAGATACATCCTTGTTAGAAAATATATATTTAAAGAACGACCCTAAAGAAACGTTTATGGCATTTAATGAATTTGCCTATAATATTTCAAAAATGATATCAAATTCTTTGACATCTTGTTATTGGATTGAATGGATAATTGAATATGAAGCTATTTGTAAAAAGAAAAAAATAAAATGTTCATGTGAAAGACGAACATTTGCAAACGTAACACCTAAATACCAAATGTCTATTGTATGGATATTATGGGAATTATTATTGAGAGAATCAAAGTTAAGAGGAGATTATTATCATTCAATTGTAAAATCTTTATTGGATATTTTTTGTTTACATTATTCACCAAGCAATAACAAAAAATTTAAGAACTTACTATACTTTGCTATTTATTTGTTATGTGAGAATAGTGATAATAATTTATCTTTTATTCATAATAAGGATTTAGTAAATTTGCTAATCAAAAATACTGATAAATTTTATAAACAAATAAAAAATGTAGAAATAGCACCAAATACAGAATATTTATTTGATGGTTTACAATCTAAAAAATCTAATAGAGAAAAAACAATTCAAAAATTAGAAATTATTGATAAAATAAATCATTAAAAATTATATAGTTAGATAATATATATGTCATCAAATAATAAAAATTTATTGTCTGCTCCATCAACTTCAGATATTAGTGAAACTGAAAATAAAAAATATTCAAAATCAAGTCGAAGTATGTTAGGATATTTAACAAGTTCTATTTATGGTTTATTTTCATCAGGTAATACATTTCAAAAAAATGTTAAAAAAAGTAGACCTAAAAAAACACCATCGTCTTCATACACTTCTACTACATATAGCACAACACAAAATGTATTAGATAATGATGATGATTCTTCTGGCTATTCGAGTGAAGAATATACGGCTCCATCAAGTATTTCATCTAGCACTACTGCAACAAGTGGAGCATTAATATTTGGGTTAAGCACATCTTTTTTTATGCAATTGCTTTTGTTGATAATATTGTTAGCAATATTAGGAATAAATATATTCCACTATTTAGGTTATGGACTTGAAACTACAGGTGATGTTGCCAACCAGACTTTAGAAACAACAGGAAAAGCAGTTGTAGCAACAGGTGATACTGTTAAAAAAATAGGCACAGTAGGAACAACACAAGCATTACCTATGACAGGTCAGACAGTTAAAAATACAGCTACTGTTACAGGAGAAGGCACTAAAGGACTTGTTGATATCACAGTTGGCGCTGTAGATAAAAGCGTTAATTTGGTTACCGGTGAAACTGGTACTGATTTAAATAATGTTTCATCTAGTTCTAAATCAAAATATGTAAATGATACTATTGACTTGGCGTTGGAGAAACAGCCAAAAAAACCAAAAAAGAAGGATAATAAAGAAGAAGGAGAAAGCAAGGAGGAGTTAGGTTGGTGTTATATAGGAAGAGAAGGAGGAGCGCGAAGTTGTG